GCTTAGCGGTCGGGCATATTCTTACCACAGTTCCCCATCAAGCGCTCGTCGTCGCTGAGGGAGTCAATCTCGTGCAGAACAACCGGCGTAAGAGCAAGGCAACGAACACGATGCCGAGCAACCGGAGGGCTGCATGAGTGTTTTCAGCGAGATCCTCGGTGGTTTCGTAAACACCGGAAAGAGAAACATTGAGCCGGCCATCTTTAACCCCAAGCAGTTCGCCTCAGCGGTCGGCAATCAAGCTAAGGGCCTCGGTCAAAAGATAGCTCCCAACGGAGTCATCCCAGCTGCGAAAAAATATGGCAAAGCAGCCGGTCTCGGTGCGGTCAATCTTGGCTACACGGCCGCCGGGAGCATAACCGGTAAGGCCATGGGTGTCGTTGGACTCGGTCAGATGGCTGCTCGCAACCCCGTCAAATCTAGTCTTGCTGCTCTTGGACTGGGGCTCATCATCACCAATAGCAGTCCCGAGGGACAAAGTCAGGTTCCTCATCCCGCTACGCAAGTGGAACGCCCCGGTGGCTATGGTAGCCGCGGAGGCTCAGATTATGATCTCGGTGCCAGTGGCGATCTCGTGTTCGCCCTCCACAGAAATCGTTAAGGAGTTTGACCGATGGCAATCATTAACACGGCCATGAACCAAGCAGAAAATGGCTCGATACTGAAGTCGGGGCTCGGACTGGCCGGTAAGGCTTTTGTTCCGGTTACGGCTGGCATATCAGGGATCGGGACATTCTTCGAAGACCGCAAAAAAGGCCATGGCTATCTCTACTCAGGGGCTCATGGTATAGCTAGCGCCTGGGCCCAGACGGTCTTATGGGCTCCAATGCTTGCTTTACAAGTGGCACCATGGATCGGCCAGATGCACCGTATCAACAGTGAAGCCATCGGCGAGCAGCAGCGTCAACAGATGAAGATGAGTCCCTACCGCTATAAGGACACGCCCTATGCTCAGAACGCTCGAGCTCAGGCCCTACAAGCTATTCAAGAAAGCAAGGGCCGCGCGAGCGGCTACCTCGGCCGCGAAGCCGGCCTGTTCGCAACTCGCTACCGTTAGTCCGTAAATCCCTCGCAGGAGTTCGGTATGGCTTCGTTAATCGGAATGGCCCGTGCGTTGAGCAAAGACCCAGAAGCTGCCGGTAAAGCCGTAGGTAATTGGGCGGTAAACCAGGCCGTAAAAACCGGCGGTCTCGGCGGCGAGCTTGGTGTGAACTATCAAGGTAAGATGTGGGGCTGGGGTGCCGCGAGCGCTTTCGGCATCAACTCCGGCGCCGGCGCCGCTATCGGAGCCGCTACCAATGGCGACGATCGTCTCAAAGGCGCGCTCTGGGGTGGGGCTATCGGTGGAGGCTTGGGTCTCGCCGGGCGCGGCGCACTGACGATGGCCCTACGTGATACGGAACTACGAGCCGAAACCATGAGCGGGCTTGGCAAGATGGGCTTCGGTGAAGTTCATGGTCCATTCCGTACCGGCCAAACCTCCACAATGAGTAAACCCACAGGCGGTGGTATAGAAGATGCCGTCAATAAAGCTAATGCTACTCGAGGTCAGTATAGCTCCGGCCGCTACAATAAGGCAGACTTCGTCGTCGGTCCGGGTGGATCTAGATCTACTATGTCCGCCAGGGGCGCAAATCGAGCTGAGGGTGACGCAGTCATGCAAAAGCTAAGAGATCAAAAAAGAGCGTCGGCAAAAAGAGCAGCTGCGATCAACAAGGCTGAAAAAGCAGCAAGAGGAACTTAAATAAGTAAGAAGATCAGCAATAACCTTGGAGTAGAGTATGGGCGTAGTCAACTGGATCGGCGGTCTTGCCAAGGGTATAAAAAACGATGCTATTGGCATTAAGGACGTCGATGCTACCGCCGCCTGGAAAGCACGCGGTATCGGAGCCCTACAAGACATGACCGGGCTCGGCCCAAATTTAGGCAAAGCTGGCTGGAAATCCGGTAACCTCGCACGCGGTGTTGGTCTTAACGCTGGAGTTGGTGCTCTTTACGGCGGTGCTACTGATGACGGAGATAATCGCTTGGGAGGCGCTTTTCGTGGCGCTGTTATGGGAGCGGGATTAGGCATGGCTTCACGTGGGGCGATCGGTCTGGGCATGCGCGGAGCAGAAAGTAAAAAGGTATTGCTCGGTGCTAGCGATCGTCTCAGGCTCGAAAAAAGAATATCTACTGCCCAAGCTAATAGGTACAAATTCTCACAAACAAAAGTAAATCCTGAAGGCATGACCGGTCTGAATAAAGTTATGACCTCTTCCAGGAACGCAAAAAGACAAAGAGTTCTCGATCTACGGGTAAACAGTGCCATGGCTAAACGACCAGGCACTATGCAGAAAAAGGGACCCATCCCAGCCGTTAAGCAGGCAGCGGCAACACCAAAACCAACAGCACAAAAAAGCACCTATAAAGCTACACCAATGGACGCAGACACGGTGTGGGGTTGGCAGCATGCTCTTGCTAAATCCAGGCAACGCAGCCCCGCAGGCTTTAGTAAGAGATCGAAAGTCTCCTAAAAACCAAGGTTCTTTCTTTGTCTGATCTCCTCTGACCTGACGGCGAAGTTCACCCCGGCCGAACTCAAAGTCCTCGGTATGCTCACGGACCAGCCTCTAGTTTGGGCCGAGTCTGCTTTCCCTCCTAAAGTCGTGAAGGAAAGCTACTCGGATGCCGACGGAGTTCTCCATGACCAAATCCGGGTCTCGGAAGGATGGCTGACGCGCCCCTGGCAGCAAACCGTACTCGAGGCTCCCGGCCGGCGCAAAGTCGTCCGAGTATCACGACGCGCCGGCAAGTCGATCATGGCTTCAGTCAAGTGCATGCACGTCTCCTCGATCTTAGGACACGGCGTGCTCGTCTTTGCCCCGACCGAGCGCCAGGTGGCGGAAATCTATCAGACCTGCCACGAGCAGTTCATGAACGGCCACCCCGAGTACTTCAACGACTCGACGATCAAGCAAGACAAGACCAACCCCTACGTCATTCGTTTTAACAATGGCGGGTTCATCAGCTTCATCACCGCCGGTACCAAGTCCGGCGGCCGTGGTGAGGCTGCTCGTGGTCAGGGCCGCGGCGTCAAGCTGATCTACATCGACGAAGCTGACTATCTTTCCGACGAAGACATCGAAGCGATCCTCGCTATTCAGATCCAGGACCGCTCGATGGAAGTCTTACTAACGTCGACCCCTACGGGTAAGCGTGGCAAGTTCTACCAGTTCTGTACCGATCCTAGTACCGGCTTCCGGGAGTTCCACTTCACGTGTTGGGAAGCGAACCCCGACTTCTCCGAAGAAGATGCAAATATGTTCCGCCGGCAGTACGGTGTCGACGGTTTCAACCGAGAGTTCATGGCGGAGTTCGGCGACGAAGTCCGCGGCGTCTTTGATAAGGAAGCGATCGCGGCCGCCCTCAAGCGCGGTGAAGACCAGAAGCTCTACCCGCATCCCTCGGCCATCTCCAAGTTTGGCAGCATCAAGGAGGCGATCAAGTACCCGAACTACGGCTACGCCCAAGCTCTGACGCCCAATCCGAGTACCTATCGCATCGTCGGCGTCGACTGGGACAAGTACGGCGCTGGCACCCAGATCGTCATCATCGAGGCCACGATGGCGGCCCCACCGACCGACGCCTACTCGAAGGCGATGACCCAGCCGTTTGAGTATATCCAGGTCATCCACCGCCGCGAGATCCCGAAATCCCAGTTCACTCTGACGACTGCGGTCCGCGAGCTGATTCAGATCAACAAGGACTTCTCGCCAGACTACTTCTATCTCGATGCCGGCTACGGCGAGCATCAGATCGAATCGCTCCAGATGCTCGGCCTCGAGACTAAAGACCCAGACGATCCGAACTACAAGCTCCAAGAGAAGATCCGCCGGGTCAACTTCTCTCAGGGCATCGAGATCATCGATCCCGCTTCCAAGCAGCCGGAGAAGCGCCGGATCAAGCCAGAGATGGTCAACCGGTTGGTCAACGAGTTCGACCAGGGCAATATGATCATGTCGCCCTACGACGATGAGATCAAGAGCCAGCTCGAGAACTACGTCGTCGAGAAGATCACCGCCTCCGGGGAACCCAAGTATACGAGCATCAACGAGCACATCGTCGATGGCCTGATGCTCGCGGTCTGGGGCCTCCATCAGGAATTCGGCAACAAGCCGATCAAGCTCTTCAACGCGGGTTATATCGACGGGCCGATCGGGCAGCGCTATAAGAAGCTCAGGCCCGACGCCGTAGATAATTTTGAGCGGGTCGACTACCTGGCCGCGCCCGATGAAATCGATCGAGACAACCTCGAAGACGACCTACGATTTGCTAAGAGCGGCTATATTAACAAGACCCAGATCGTTACCTCAGCAGGCGTTCCCGATCGACCTAAGCAAAACGATGGTATTGCTTCTTTCTTCCAGCGCGGCGGCTCCGGCCACATCCGACGCGGACAAGGTTTCTAAATGGCTCTTGACCCCTTAGATCCACGAACTCCCGAACAGATCATTGCTGACGAGGCCGCTGCCGCCGAGCAGTACCTTGATTACCGCCCTGATATCACGCGCCCGATCCCCAAATCGATCCCCGGCATTCCAGAAGAACCCGGGCTACCTTCCCTGCATGGCCTGGCCTCAGCGACCAAAGCTGGCCGGACGGTCTTAGGAGCCTTGGCTACCTACGGCGATATTCTCGAGATCCGCAAATATCAAGCAAAAGAAATCAGCAGGCTCGCTTCTCACCTAGCTGGGGTTAGGGTGGCAGTGGTGGGAAGCCCCGCCCTAACCTCCCAGGAACAGGTGGACCTTTCAAACGCGGCCGGGTCACACGTAACCGTCGGTGAAGTCCGCTCAGCCCTGCTCAACCTGCGTAGTGAGTACTCCCCCTTGGTCCTAAAGGCTTGGTCGCGCCACATGCGAGACCAGAACCTGGTTGCTGGCCAGCTCTACATCAACCTCTTCCGGACCTCTGAGTATTACGCCCCGCACATCCAAAAGACTACCGAGACCCTCCTCGAGATCATGGCCTACGGGCTTCTCCATGAGCCTAACGGACGAGGAACGACGGTCTACGCTCAGACCCTAGCGGAGCGATTCCACTCGCTCTCGATCGACGGCCGGGTCGCCGCGCCGTACTATCAAGTCCAGTCCACCGTCAGTGCTATGACGAGCGAGATGACCAATACGGTCGGATACATCGTAGGTACGAACAACGCCGGATCGGACCCGACCAGTCAGAACGCCCTACAGTGCGCGATCGATCACGTCGGCCTGCTGGTAACCGGCAATACGATCAACTTTGCCGGCGAAATCCTAGAGATCATCGAGATTTTAAAGGCGCTTCGGTTCATCATCATCCTGGCGAGCACTAATGGCTGGATCAAGTTTCTTAACCTCGAGGGGCGGATAAATGCCCTCATTCAGGCACTTGCAACCGCGATTCTCAGCGAGGCGGTCAATGCTTTCGCCCAGATCGAAGCCATGATGCTGACCCCGGTCGAGAAGCTGATGATGGCCGTGGCCGGCGCCTTCGGAGGGTACCTTAACCCCTGTATCGACCAGTTTGGTGGCGTTATAACCAACCTCCTAGCTGAGGTCAATGGGAAGTTCCAAAAAGAACTCCTTAACCTCTATAGGGGAACCTGGGTCCACCTTAACCTAACCGACAGTAGCACCAGCGCAACCGGCTCGGATGCTAGCACCAAGCGGATCCTTGCCATGCTTGATCTGCTCATTTCAGCGCTCGAGACAGCTGAAAGCTTCGAGCAGGCAGCCGAAACAGCCGGCGGAGAATACCGGCGGCAACAGGATGCAACCTATAAGCTGCCTAAGCTGCCCGTAATAGAGAATATAACGCCACCTCAGAATGCTACCCTAGATCAGCTTACCTCTTCCCATGGCATGGGCTGGGGCCTTCGGACCCTACCGGGGGAGAATGCTGAAGAAATGGCGAAGCGCTACGCACTACGAATTCGGTAGCTTTAGAGCAACTGTGCTACACTTCGTAAAGAAGAATCGGGACCCAAGGTAAGAAATCGAGCTACCTGGGATAGATCCTAAGGATCGAACCCGGAGGCTATTTGCGCCCCTACTTAAAAGATGGACACGTCACGCTAAAGCGAGCGTTCTGTTCGCATTGCGGCGATGAGTTCCACTACCCGGCCCACCTCAAGCCGCGGCCGACGTACTGCGAAGCTCACGACCCAGCGGCCCCGCCAGAGGTACGCTTCGACGGGTATGAGCAGGCAGTTCAGCCAGCTAGTGAGGTAGTACTTCCAATCTTTGAAGTAGCGGTACCGCTACTTCAGCCAGTGCGAGCTTCCGATGGTTTTGCCCCAGTTTTAGAGCTACAAGAACCTAGTGGAACAGGATTCCACAACTCTCCGAAGCTCCGCTCGGCAGCCGAGATCCGTAAAGACTATCAGGCCCGTATCGAAGAAGTGCAGTGCCCGGCAATCACACCGATTACCCTACCCTCACCCAAGCACGGCTCTCGGATCGGCATCAACCACCTGGGTGACGTTCACATCGGGACCGATGCCTGCACCTACGACGCCTGGCGGGAAATGCTCCAGTGGGTCCTAACCCACGATGATGAGTATCTCGCCATGCAGGGTGACATGGTAGACCTGCTGACCTCGCAGTCTGTCGGTGTCATGGCCGAGCAGTCCCTAACAATCCAGGAGCAATTCACCCTCGCTACAGATGACCTTTTGCCCCTAGCCCGGGCCCGGAAGATCCTCTGGATGCTCCGTGGGAACCACGAAGACCGGCTCGACAAGGCAACCAAAAACATCGTCGACGCCACTCAGACGATGGCCCGGCACCTTGACGTTCGCTACCTCCAGACCGAAGGATATACCCAGATCCAAGCCGCTGGCGCGAGCTACCTAAGCTATAATATCCACGGTTTCCCTAGCGGCAACCGCGCCGGCAGCCGGCGTAATAAGATGGAAGGAATGCTGGGTAAATTTCCCTCGGCCGACATCATCACCGCCGGCCACACGCACCAACTCGACGTAGTTCAGATCGACGAAGACGTCATCGACCCTGCAACCCGTACTCGAGTTCACCGGGCACGCTACGGCCTCTTCACGGGAACCTTCCACAGCTACATGGGCTACGCGGCCGATCAGGGAATGGGCCAGGGTCCGCTCGGATGTGGCCGGGTAGAATTCGACTTGGAAACCAACACGATTCTCCCTCGCGTCACACCGATTCGCCGGACTGGTAGCGGCTATCGTATGGTTCTCCCGAGCAAGCCCTAATCGACCGAAAGGTTGCCATGATGCCTGCTCCAGATCCAAAGCTCCCTGCTCGCCTTATCGAGCTTGCTCGGGAACTCAGGGCTTCCGTGATCGGCCAAGACAAGGCGATCGAGGAGGTCATGAGTGCGATTGAGCGCTTTCAGGCCGGACTCCATGACGACCAGCGGCCGATTGGAACGTTCCTGCTTCTCGGCCCCAGCGGAGTTGGCAAGACTCACCTTGCCGTCGAAATCGCACGCCTGACCCAGCCACCGGAAAATCTAATCCGGCTGGATTGTTCAGAGTACCTACTCGAGCACGAGGTAGCTAAGCTCTACGGGTCGCCGCCGGGGTACCAGGGTGCTGAGATCGGCTCGCGTCTAACCAACGCGATAAACAACCTCAAGGATCCGGAGAAGGGCTTCATCCTTTTAATCGATGAGATCGAAAAGGCTCACAGTCGGTTCTTCGACATGTGGTTGCAGATCTTCGAGAACGGTCACTTCACCGACGGCAAGGGTAACGTCCTGGACTTCGGGAGAGCCCTGATCTTTATAACCTCCAACGTAGGGGCTGGCACTTTCCTGGGAAGCAAAGACCTCGGCTTCCGGCCGGCGCGCCCGAGCAAAGAGTCTCAGAACTTCCAGCTCACCGAAGAGCTACGAAAGACATTCCGGCCAGAGTTTCTCAATCGGATGAGCGCACTGGTCACGTTCAACGTCTTAGATTCCGAGCAACAGATGCGGATCTATGAGAATATGATTGCAGATCTCAATAAGCGACTCGGACGCATGGAGATCTGCGTCGAAATCGACGAAACCCTCCGGAACAAGGTTTTCAAAGAAGGCTTCAGTCGGGAATTCGGGGCTCGAGAGCTGCGACGCTCTATCATTAAGATCATCGAACGACCGCTGGCCCACAAGATCATCACAGGCGAGATCGCGGCCGACAGCTACATCAAACTAGGCTACGATGGAAATACGATCGTCCCCGTGACCCAAGGCGCCTATCCGCTGCTGATGCAAGGCATGACCTAGTACCCAGACGGGATCGCTCGTTGTGAACTTGCTGACTGAGTCACCTCAACCTTTCTCGGGCACTCTTCCCGTGCTCGAGTTCTATTCACCGCGCACTAAGCAGCGTGATTCCGATACGATCTCGGTGACTAAGTCGCCTTGGGATGGCTACAATAAGCGCGAAATTATCGAGCGCCACGAAGTCAACTATCAGATTATCTCCAATGGCCTCAAGGCTGACGGCTATATCCGGACCGCGGTCTCGAAGTATGAGAACTCAATCTTCCTGCGCGGCTATAAGATCCATACCCTCAAGCCCGCGATCGACAAATATCTACTTACCCGGCTGCAGCTCATCGTCGACGCGATGCCAAGTCACAACCACATCGACGATTTCTTCCAGGCAATCGCCCACGATCTCGTCGCCTATGCCAACGTCTTCATCATCAAGCATCGGCGCAAGCAGACGATGCTACCCAATGGCCTTAAGCTCAAGGGCGTCCCTCGGGTCAAGCCTGGCGGCAAGGACGACGCACAGCCGAAGCTCGAGCAACGAGATCCGATCGTCTGTTATGAGCTCGTTCACCCCGCCACAATGCATATCGTACGCGACAAGAACGGTAACGTCGTACGCTACGAGCAGTGGCCGATGGGTGCCGTCGAGCGGCCGAATGACACGAAAAACATCGAGAAGTGGCAACCTGGTGAGATCATCCATATCGTCGTCAACCGCGAGGACGGCTATGCATACGGGACGCCATTCTTAACCGCGGTCATCGAAGACATCCGGATGCTTCGTGGGATCGAAGACCACGTCTCCCGTCTGACGTACCGGTTCGCCTTCCCTTTCACGCAGGTCAAAGTTGGACTGGATAAACCCGGCATGCAGGCAACCGAAGAGGACCTGACCTACTACCGCAACCTTGTCTCCAATGCTCCCCCCGATGCGACCCTGACCACGAGCGAAAAGGTCAGCTTCGAGGTCATCGGCGTAGAAGGCCAGGCTTTAGAGATGGGACCATACTTGACTCACTTCAAGGGCCGCGCCTTTAGTGGTCTCGGTGTCTCGTCCGTAGCTATGGGCGACAGCGCCGACTCATCTCGGGCCACAGCCGACGCAATGTCAACTGAGATGCACGATCAAATCAAGCATTTCCAGAACGTCTTTGCCCGTAACGTTAACCAAGAGATTCTACGCGAGCTACTCCTCGAGGGTGGTTTTGACTGGTACGCCGATCCGATAAAGAACTGGGCGATGATCATTTTCGAAGAGATCGAAGTCGAGTCTCAGATCAAGCGCGAGAGCCACTATCTCTCGCTGCTACAGGCGAACGCGATCACCTTCGAAGAGTTCCGCAAACTCACCGGCCGTCAGCCGTTCACCGACAAGGACTGGGAAGACGGATACCTGGTTCGCTTCTTGCTGCCGCAAGACATCGTCAAGATCTCCGGGATCATGGACCTCGACGAGCACGGCAAGCTCATGCTCGAAAAGCACAAACTTGCCATGGATACCGGCAAGGCCCAAAACGATCTTACCAAAGCCGAGATCGATCAGGTCAAAGCTGACACCGAAGCAACGAAAAACGAAGCTCCTGCGACGGCCGGCGCCCATCAAACCGTTACGACTGGTCAGACCGTCCATCAGATCCCCGGTGGTGGAAAGAAAGTCAGTACGACTAAGACCGTCAAGACCCCAGTCAAAACACCCGCTGGACATTTGCCGGGTCCCACAGCAGCGCCAAAGACGACCGCCAAAGGAAACGACAACAAGAACCGGCCGGCGAACCAACACGGGAAGCGTCTTGGCCCCAAGCGCTCAACCGAAGGCAAGCTCATGGTCGGCAAGCGCGATCTCAGCACGAGTGCAATGCGGTTTTTAGGCGAGCTCGAGACGATCTACGGTGAGCTTCAAGAAGCCGCAATCGAACAGGCAACAGCCCAGCGCCTAACCGGTTTCGATCGTACCGGCATGGTCAGGAGCCTCTTCGCCCTGACCCAGGAGCGCCTGGCCAGTCTCTCCGGCCGCTACCTCTTGCCTGCGTTCCATCATGGCTTAGGTCAGTTCATTCAAGAGTCCAATCTGACGCTGGCCGATCCTTGGATCAACGAGCGGGCGGCCTTGGTCGAGTTCAACGAGCGCACGGTCACCCGTCTCATCAACGATCTTAGCCGATCGGTGGGCCGGGTTCTCGAGCGGCCGGACTACGTCGCGGCGATCAACGATACGTTCGAACGTCATCGCTACCGCCTGACCTTGATCGCTCGAACTGAGCTACCCCAAGCTTATTGGTTTGGCTATGCTTCTGGGGCATCGGTTACGAACACCGAGGTCGTTTTCGATCGAGAGGCCGACTGCTGTGAGGTTTGCACCGCCGGCGAATTCTCCAATTCCTCGTCGGCACGACGTCGACTTGCGGCCGCCCCGACCCTTCATCCACAGTGCCTATGTGGCCTGAAAATCCCGGAAGCGCAACCGGATGCCCTCCCCACGGCCGCGTAAGGCAGCCGCCAAGAAAGCCAGCAAGAAGACTACTCGCCGGGCGACAAAGACTACCCAAGCTCGGAAGAAGCCGAAAACAGCCAAGCCGCGGCGTACTGTAAAGCAGAGATACGTCCCGTCTTACATCGAACGGCGTTTAGGCTGGCTGCTGCAAACGATGGGCCTGAAGTACCGGGCTCAGTACCGAGTCACTCGCCATAACGGCCGATCGTATTACCTCGATTTTGCTCTCCCTGAGTCCGATATCGCGATCGAGTGCGACGGGGCTGCCTATCATTCTTCGCCGGCCCAAAAGCGCCGGGACCTCAAACGCCAGCGAGAGATCGAAAACCTTGGCTGGCAGGTCGTAAGATTTACCGGATCGCAGATCGTCACCGATCTTGGTGGCTGCGAGCAAGTGCTAGTCAACCTTCTGAAGAGGCTCGCCTAATGTTTCGAGTCACCGAGAGCTTCGCGCTACACACTCCCAAAATCGAAGAAGCTAACGTTACGCGAGTAACCGAAGCGCTCATGCCGGGGGGCGGATCCTACGCACTCGAGATCAACCTCGAGGCGATCCACGAAGGCCTGACCCGCAACTATACTCATTACTCCAAAGAGGGTCTCACTCACACCGAGCGCGACGACCAGGGCAATCCCGGTGGCCTCGAGAGCTGGCTCAAGCCTCATCCGGCGCCGGTCATCAAGAACCACGACGGCAGCAACGTCGATAACATCATCGGCCGGATGACCAAAGCCGAGTGGGTCGAGAAGTCCGGCAAGACGCCAGGCCACTTAGCATTGACCGCTGAGATCACCGAACCCGACGCGATCGCAAAGTTCCTGCGCGGCGAATATCAGACCGGCTCCGTCGGTCTCGACGTCGACACGGCTAAGTGCTCCATCTGCGATGAAGACCTCCAAGCCGCCGGCTGGGGTGGACTCTTCCACGAGCACCAGCGCGGCAAGTTCTATAAGAAGGGCGAAAAGGGCACCGACTACGAGGGACGCTTTGTCGAAGTTCCCAAGACCGAAGCCGGCGCGAAGCTTGCTAAGGTCATGGTCGGCAACTGCTATGGCCGGGAGTACTCGATGGTCGTCACTCCCTCAGACGCCAAGAGCCGCGTGACTTCGATGGAAGTCAAAGAAGTGAAGCTCAAGGGTAAAAAGGCCGAGGCCGATGCCGAAGAGAGCATCTCGCTCTGGAGCCGTCCGACCCTTACCGAGTCCGTAACGGATCCCGTGGTCGACCCCGTCGATCCGCCGGCCGAACCTGTTGATCGGTCCGTCGCTGAAATTCTCAATGAACACTTCGGTATCATGCGTAATCATATCTCCGCGAACCCCGTCAGTGTATATTACAATCTTCTCAAAACACAAGAAGATGCTGTCTACACCGGTGAGGTCATGGGTTACTTCGGGGTTAAGACGGTTGGTGAAGTCAAGAAGCTCGCCGAGTACGTCTTCGTCAACAACCCCGACCACGAAGATGAGCTGAACGAGGTCGCCTATTGCGTACTATCGACAGAGAACAATTCCGCTTTGCCCGATACCGCCTTTGCGCTCGTTCTCGAGAACGCGGACGGAAAGAAGATCCGCCGGTTCCCATACCGCAACGCAGAGGGTCAAATCGATCCGACCGCCCTTCGCACCTCGTTGACCTGGGTCGTGCTCGGCCCCGCCGTCGGTGGGAAAACAGAGAATCAAGACGCCGGAGTCCGGGCTCGTCGGATCCTCCGAGCCGCAGCGATCAAGCATCAGGCCTCGACCCAAGAGCCCGAAGAAGCTCAGATCGAAGCCGCCAAGACACTGCTCACCTCCAAGGGCTTCCTGGTCAAAACCGCAGCCGAGAGTTCGACCCTCGAAGCCGAACTCAAGGCCAAGATCGAAAACCTCGAGGGCGAGATTGGCACCCTGACCCGCGAAGCACTCGACCGGGATGCCGAATTCGACACCCTCACGGTTCAGGTTCAGGACCTCGGCACCGAACTCGAAGCCGCCCAAGCTACCACCAAGGCTACCGTCGTCGAAGCGATCCTCACGGTTCAGGGCCTCGACGAAGCGACCCGCAGTGCAAAGATGGACGAGCTACTGGCTCTCGAGACTGCCGACCTGCAGACTCAACTGACCGAAGCCACGACTGAAGCTTCCCAGATCTTCGCAAGCGCCCGGGTCGGAAAGTCCGGTCTCGGCCTCGAAAACGAGCTCACAGAAACCACTCCCGACAACCTGGCCGACGATGGCGGAACCATCTTGGCGGCCTTCCTGGGTAGCAAGTCAGCTCAGAAAAAGGTCAGCCGCGGAGTTTCGGAGCTCGTCAAACACCTTCCGAAGTAATACGGGTAAGCGGAAGACGATGTAAGGCGTAAGTCCGTATCCTGCTGATGATTACCAGTGTGCGTTCGCTGGCTCAGCACGGAGGATTCCCTCACCTATGTTACTTCCTCAGGGTGGTTCCTGGCAGCTCGAGGACGGCGCGAACAACGTCTTCCGCACCCAGAACTCTCTCGTCATCACCGACGAGCTCCACAACTTCGCCGAGACATTCGTCGTCGATCCCTACCTGCCCGTGCAGTTCACGTATCCCTTCGCCGGCACGTACTTCCGCCCCGCGGAAGTCCAGATCGCCAAGGGTACTGTCGTCTCGCATCGCGCCGGCACTCCGTACGCCAAGGACTACGACACCGATTTCATGACGACGTGCATCACGATCGCCAACGGCGGCTACGGCACGACTCAGCAGACGCCCTACGGCAACTACACGCGTCTTGCCAATAAGCCGATCGGCATCGCGTACAAGAACTGCTTCAAGCGGCTCAACGATCGCTTCAAGGGTAACTACCCAACGGTCACCCGTACCAGCTACATCGAACTGCCGTACTTCGGCGGCAACTCCGCACTTGCCCAGGGCATGAAGTGGGGCTGCGTCTACGACGGTACCGGCACCGCGATCAACCCCGGCGACCACGTGATGTCCGATCCCAATGGTAAGATCATCAAGTGGGACGGCGTCTCGATCGAGCAGATCGTCGGCAAAGCGATCGTCATCGACCGCAACATGCCGGTCCAAGGTTGGCTCCAGTGGGTCATGTGGGAGTGGTCCGCCATGAACGGCGAAATGGGCGGCCAGCAGGAAATGTTCAACCCCTACGATGTCAACGCTCCGCTGATGACGCCTGACGGCGGCGCCGGCGACACCGTGAACGGCACGATCGGTTCGGTAACCAACGCCCGTCCCGACCTCAACGCTCAGCAGAACCAGTACCCGGCGTACTATCAGTACAACGACCTGGTTACTCGCTTCCCCGAGCAGCTCTGGGATGCCATGGGTATCCCCGGCCTGACCGACGGCGCACGCATGGCGGCGGTCGACTACACGGAGAACGTCGGTAACGGTACCCAGAACACGTTCAACGCGACAACCGTCATCAACACGATCCAGCTCAACCACAAGCGCGTCGCTCGCGACATGCAGGGCGCGACCAACCCAAGCCCAGACCATCCGTTCCCGACCAAGATGTTGGTCTACGGAGCGGATCCGACGACCCCGCTGACCGAGAACGTGGACTACAACATCGATCGCTACCGCGGCATCGTGTACATAACGAAGTCCGGTCAGACCGGTACCGAAACGTACTCGATCACCTATACGTCACTCGAGAACCAGATCGTCGGCGTTCCTTCCAAGATCGACTTCCAGGGCGTCATCGGGTCGATGCGCTTGTTCATCGACCTCGTCTAAGCCGGATTGGCTTTCTGGGGAGGGCGATGAAAGTCGCCCTCCCCGACCTGCAAGTCAGCACCTGTAAGAACTTGGGCTCGGGGACTTCGGCATGCTAGCTAAAAACGCCGTAAAGGCCACTTGAGCAAGAACTCCTTTAGGAGACTAGATCTCTGTGGCAACCGAAATGACTCTCGGCAAGAACTATGCTGACGTAGTCAAGAAGCACTTCTCGGAGTCGCTTCAGCGCGCGAGCACCGAAGGCTTCGAAGAGTGGCTGCGTAACGAAGCCGGCGAAGCCATTCCCCGGATCACCGTCAAAGAGGCGTTGAACTCCGCTGACTCCGCAGTCCTCGTCCCCCGCATCATGACCGGCGTCATGCGCGAAGCGGCTGAGCCCGTGTACGTCGCGAGCCAGTTCTTCACGACCATCCGGGTCCAGAATGGCAACTCGATCGAGTTCCCCTCGGTCGGCCTCATTCAGGCCCACTTCGTCGACGAAGGCCAGCCCTACAAAGAGCAGGCTCTCGAATTCCAGCGTCACCGGTCGACCTTCGAACTGAAGGTCCGCAAGGTCGGTCTCGCAGTCAAGATCTCCGACGAGATGATCACAGATTCCGAGTGGGATGTCATCGGCCTGCACCTTCGTCACGCCGGCCGCGCGATGGCTCGCTTCAAAGAAGAGTGGCTCTTCAAAGAGCTCTACAAGCACAGCCACGTGTTCATGGACAACAACCAGTCGGATCCGACCCAGCACACCACGGGTCTCGGCCCCGACGGTCAGCCCAACAACACCCTCTCGGTCTTCGACTTCATCGACCTCTTCGCCGGCCTGATGTACAACGGCTTCGTTCCGACGACGCTCTTGATCCATCCGCTGGTCTGGGCCGTGTTCGCGAAGAACGACATCCTAGGATCGCTCGCTCAGAACGTCGTCTTCCCAGGTCAGAACGTCGCCTACCCGGTCAAGGATATCGAGCTCGGCCCGCAGTCGATCCAGTCTCGCCTGCCGTTCAGCTTCGAGATCATCCTGACCCCGTTCGCGCCGATCGATCGCGTCAACCGGACCTTCGACATGTTCCTGCTCGATCGGGACAACGTCGGTGCCATCCTGATCCGCGAAGATCTGCAGACCGACGAGTTCAAGAACCCGATGCTCGACATCACGAGCTTCCGCGTCAAAGAGCGCTACGCTCCCGGCGTCTTCAACGAGGGCCGCGGCGTCGTTCAGATCCGTGCGGTCTCGCTCACCCCGAGCTACAACCGTCCGCTCACGGTCCACTCGGTCTAAGCAACAACCGGCACGTCGAAATCTGGCTAGTGCTTCCCGATACAGGCGGCGGGTTTTCCGCCGCCTGTATCTCATTTTAAGGAGCTTAGATGGCGCTCATCGTCAAGTTTAGTCCCAGCGGGCCGAATCTCGACCAGCTTGGATACTACGATCCACTCACGGGCGTGTCTCTAACACGTTCTGCCCCGACGTCGTCTGACCTCAGCGCTTTCTCTACGGCTCAACTTACCAACATCTCCCAAGCGGTTGCCAGCTCAATCCTGGTCCTGGTATCTGGATCCCTCCCGACTGCAACGATTACCGGACCGGCAACAACCGTCGCAGTTAGTAGCCTACCGTCGCTACCAGCTGGTGGAAACATCATTGGGGCGGTAGGTCTAAACGCAGGAAGCCAAACTATCGGATCTGTTGGTATTCAAGTTTCCGGAGCCGCGGTCGGTCCAACCAATCCAATTCCCATGTACGATGCCTACTTGGCGCCATCGACCGTGGCATGGGCTTCCGGAACCGCTCTCAATACAGCTCTCACCGTGAATACTGCCGGCTACGATACTGTCGTAGTAACAGCTGTCCTCTCAGGTACGATCACCGGCGGTGCGCTGACATGGGAACTCTATGATGGAGTAAACTGGCTAGGCGTTAAAGCTCCTCGGACCGATTCATATCAGACCGACAGCACCTTCACGATGTCGGGAGCTCCAGGCAACCATGCTTGGCAGATCCCGGTTGCCGGCTTCCCACAGTTCCGCGTCCGGTTAAGTACGGCCCTTAGCGGAACGAGTCCAGGCGTCTCGCTGACGATCATCACCTCGTCGGCTCCGGATACGTCGATCGTTACGGTTGGCCTCGATCCAAGCCAGGCTCTCCCGGCCGGCACGAACTTGCTCGGCTCAGTGGGCGTACAGGTCGCCGGCGCCGCGGTCTCAGTAACTAACCCCATACCGATTTACGATGCGTACCTGGCACCAGCGGCCGTAGCCTGGTCTTCAGGAACGGCAGTCAACACGGCTGCAACCTCGACGGTCAATGGCTACGATACCGTCATCGTGACAGTCGTTCCCTCGGGGACGATTACCGGTGGTACACTGACCTGGGAAGTCTATGACGGTGTCACGTGGCTTGGGGTCAAGGCTCCGCGAACTGATTCGTATCTCACCGATCTCACATTCTCATGCGCTAGCGCCACGAGCCATGCCTGGCAGATCCCGGTCGCCGGGTTCTCTCAGTTCCGTGTTCGACTCAGCACAGCTTTGACCGGAACCGGACCACAGGTCACGGTCACGACGATCGTCTCTTCCGCCCCCGATACCTCAATCGTTACCGTTGGACTCGATCCGACTCAAGCCCTCCCGGCGGGAACAAACATCATTGGCAGTATTGCAACGCGTTCTGGTATCGTCGGAACTACAGTAACCTGTACATCGGGCAGCGCTTATACTGCAGGTCAAGTAGTTGGCGGACTTCTATCTTGGGCCTCTATTTTTGGAACAGCTCAGACCGGAGTTCTTGAGAGTATTGTATTAACATGCAAAAGTAATCAGACTGCTGGTTTTAAGCTTTATCTTTTCACCGCAAATCCAACAAGCTCGACTTGGACAGATAAAAGCTCACCCGCTATTAACTCCGCCGACATTAGCAAAGTTATTGGCCCATTCTATCTATCTGGCTATGATAGCGGACTCGGAACTGGAACTTTCTATACGATCTCTGGTATCGGGCAATCTTTAACGTCTGCCACTGCCGGACTTTATGGTGTACTAGTCACAACAGGTACGCCTACCTTTACAACAACAACAGATCTGTATCTAACCGTTGGTGTCTTACAGGATTAAATGTTAATCGGAACAAAAAAATCTTCAATAAGCAGTAAAAATCTAGGAGAAAACCTGCTTGTCAATCCTGGATTACTGAACAGCGCCGCCGGGTGGGCATTTCAAACTAGTGCTGGAAATCCAACGATCACAGCAAACGGACCAAGCGGATCAAACGCAGTTTCATTTTTAGGAACCGGTTCTCCGCTCGTAGGCTACCCTAATGTATATCAATACATTTCAGTAGTGCCAGGTGGAGTTTATGGAGGCTCCTGTTGGGGCAGTATCTCATCGATTACTTTAGGGAATTGCCAACTCTTTGTATCCTCAGATCCCCTAGCAACAAATTATACTGGCCTGCTTTTTACCAATGGATATAATCGCAATTTTACCCTATGGACTTGTCCTGCCAATATATCAAAAGTTGCCATTGCCCTTCAATGTAATGACTGTACGATAAATTCTGGACAGTATGTCTACCTTAGCCAGCCTTTCTTCGCCAGATTTGGTTAAAGTGTTACAATATCAGTAAAGAGCAAGGCAAACGAAACCTTAGGAGTACCACATGCCACCATCCTCAAAAAGCTTTCGAGTCGCACTCAACCCCCGCAACCCCGAGGCCAACTCATGGTATGATCCCACGACCAAGACCAATCTCTTTTTGAGCCGGCCCGAATCGGGCGATCTCGAGAACTTCTCGCTCAAGGAGCTCGAGCCAGTCGCTCGGGGCATTCGGGCCGGACTGCTCGTAATCTCCAAGGGCGACGTGCCCGCCGGACTACAGCTCGAGGGCATCAAGACCTTTGGCGCGCCGCGATACCGCTGGACGGCCGAAGACTCGGCCAAGCAGGAACAAATGCAAGCTCAAGCGCGCAGTGCGGTCGCTAATCACGAGCGGGTCACCGGCGCCAAGACGTAAGGCGAGCAAGACCAACTTAAGGAGCAGGGCCAATGGCACTGATCGTCTCGCTCAACCTGACCGTCTCCGGTAGTAATACGATCGGGACCTATCAAGATCCCAACGCATCGTACTGGGATCCGCTGACGGGTACCAATCTCTTCCGCGGCAGCCCGCTCTCCGGCAACCTTGCGAGTTTCAGCGCCGCCCAGCTCGTCAACATCAGCAACGCTGTATACTCAGGGCGCCTGGCGCTCGTCTCCGGTACGGCGGTAACGTCTGCAACCGGGACCTGGAGTGCGGGTATGTTGCCGTATCACACGGATTCGGCCAACAACTATGCCCTGTTCGCACAGCACAACACGATCGCCGTCTCGGGCGAGACATTCGCCGGCAGCGGTACGCTCTACAACACCTCACTCGCTGGCGTCAGCGGCGGTGGCTTCGGCTGGCAGGGTATCACCTCGGTGGCAGCCGGCGACCTGCTGGAGAACAACTACAGCTAAGCCGAGCAGGCTAGCTAAAGGGAAGTCTCTAAAGCGGCGAGCGCTACGGCGCTCGCCGCTTCCGTCAGGAGCTCTTGCTTGAGCAACGTGACCCCGGCAAGCGGGACAAATGCAGGTGCGATCGGGTCGGTCTTTGCCGGCGTGCAGGCCGACACCGTCAGCAACCGGCTCGTCCTACCCAACGGAAACCGGTTAATTTATCCGTCGAACCGTGTACGGCAGCAGCCGGCGGCAGGGACGACGTCGATCGTTACGTTCGGAGCCGTCTTCCAGCGCTCAAGCTTGAAGGGGGCTCTTGGCTTTGCCATTTACACCGATGCCCCGAGCAATGCGACAACCTTCAAGAACGGCTACGTCGTTCTCTTTGAGTACGACGGCTACTGCCGGATCTACTCGGTGTCGCACGATCGCTGGAAGCCGATCTACTTGGCTCAGTACGAGGCCAAGTACCCGCTTGACCTCCACGAGCATGCTTTCACCGTCTCGATCTTATCGCCGACGACCAACTCACTACAGATTTTCGTTTACGGCGACACGACGATCTACGCAGCGGCGATTTTGACTCCGCCCTTCGTACTCAACGGTACGATCGGATTCAGCCTCATCGAGGGCGCCGACCCGGCGTACATCACACCCGGATCAATCATCTATGAGTCCGGAGTCCCGATCACAAATGCTGCTGTGGCCAGCGAGATCTCGACGATCGAGAACGAGTTTGATGCCAACGGCAACCTGATCTACCAGTACAACACCAATGTAACAAAGTCTACCATTGCCTCTGCGAGCGGTGCCGATGGCTCGTTCCTCAATCCAGGTGTCGTCAGCGGTCGTCATCTATTAGGTGGAGCACCAACCGATACCGGAACCCTGATGGGCAGCGGAACCCTGCTCTATACCCGCCATGCCGCCCCGTTAACAACTGTCATCGCCGCTTCTACTGGGATTGATAGCCTGTATTTAAATCCCAATCAGGTTTCGTCCCGCCATGTGGTAACCGGTGCTATTCAAGCCCAGCACCTAACAGGTGGAAATGCTGGAGATACCAGTCCACTACTGGCTGGATCTGGTCTCGTATATACCCGTCATGCATCAGGTGTTGTCGCAACTATCGCCGGAGTTTCCGGGGCAGATGGATCGTATGTAAACGCTGGAGTCATCTCCGGCCGCCATCTTTCTGGAGGTGCATCAAACGATACTAGCCCCTTAATGGGAAGCGGAGCCTTACTTTATAACCGTCACGCAACACCGATGACAAGTGTAATTGCGTCTGCAACCGCTGGGCCAGACGGGCTATGGATGAACCCAAACCAGGTTGCCTCACGTCACGTCGTTACGGGAGCAATACAGGCCCAACATATAACCGGCGGCACTCCGGGAGATACGGCCGCCGTGATGGCTGGGTCGGCACTTCTTATGACTCGTCACGCTACACCGGTAACAACTGTAATTGCTACTAGCACCGGGTCTGACGGACTGTATTTAAATCCTTCGCAAGTCAGCTCTCGACATGTCGTGACCGGAGCAATCCAGGCTCAACACATTACCGGCGGAACACCAGGCGATACAGCAGCTGTTATGGCCGGTTCTGCTTTGTTGATGACCAGGCATGCGCTTCCAGTTACAACAACAATCGCTTCATCTAGCGGAGCGGATGGTCTGTATCTCAATCCAAATCAGGTTACTTCCAGACACGTCGTCACTGGCTCCCTCCAGGCACAGCATTTAAGCGGGGGTACCCCAGGAGACAATACAGCTGTTATGGGTGGCTCAGCTCTGCTCATGACACGCCATGCTGTCCCAGTAACAACTGTTATAGCGACAAGCACTGGTTCTGATGGCCTATATCTAAACCCGGGACAAGTTTCGTCTCGACACGTTGTCACTGGTGCGATTCAAGCACAACACTTAACGGGGGGAACCGTTGGCGATACAACTGCCGTTATGGCAGGTTCAGCTTTACTATATTCTCGTCATGCCCCTGGCGTTCAAACAGTTATCGCCTCCGGTGGAACTTTCAATGCGGCCCTGCCTACCTCAGGTAGCATCCTTCCAATTACAAGTCACGCGAATCAAGTAACAACCGTAATCGCAGCCGCGACTGGTTCTGATGGGCTGTTTTTAAATCCCAACCAAGTCAGCTCGCGTCATGTCGTAACGGGATCTCTCCAAGGCCAGCATCTCTCTGGCGGTACCGCTGGAGATACAACCAACCTCATGGATGGTTCGCAGCGTCTGAATCACGTTCGAATGTCAGCTGGCGTTCAAGCCGTGATCAGCTCAGGCGGCTTGCTCCTGATCTCGAACTTCCCTAACGGTACCCTCAACGCAAGTGGAGCTCTTGCTGGTACCAACGGTATTCAAGCAGCCACCACGTACTTAACGACGGGGGCTATTCTCAATTCCCAGATGTCAATCTCCAAGGGCGCATTGACTGACATCGCTGGGGTTATGATCGGTGCTACAGGGAATGGGTATCGCATCGCTCTTGATGGTACCGGAAACGTACGACTGCAGACATTCTTAGCTGGAGCCAGTGCTTCAGTTGCGGGCTTCGCCGGAGCTACAAAAGCCAATGATACTGGATACCATCGGTATAACCTAATTGTTAGCGTTGGCACCGGTTCAAATACCGTTGAAGCCATTATTGATGGAGTTAACTACGGGGTATTCACGGATACTACAGTTACCCTAGGAAGCCCCTGTGGAACCACAAGCTACACAGGTGTCTCCGGCCTATTAAACTTCTTCCAGTATTCTTCCTCTCCCGAACCGTACAGCTCTCAACATGCTTCTGTTAAAGCAACAGTAGCTTCAACAACTGGAGCAGATGGATCTTATGTTCAGCCTGGTGTTATTTCTGGGCGTCATCTAACAGGCGGCGCCACAAATGATACTGGCATCTTGATGTCCAGTGGCTCCAACACATTGCTCTATAGCAGACATGCCTCTGGGGTCACCACGGTCATCGCGTCAGGAGGTACATTTAACGCTGGCCTACCAACGGCAGCCACCCTCTTGCCGATTGCTAACCATGCCTCACAGGTTACTACGGTCATTGCCGCATCAACGGGTTCCGATGGACTCTACTTAAATCCCAACCAGGTCTCAAGCCGGCACGTAGTCACGGGAGCAATCAACGTTCAACACTTGAACGGCGGTGCTCCGACCGATACTGCCGCTTTCATGTCGAGTGGCAACATACTGCACACCCGCCACTCGGCTCAGTTACTGCAGGTCGTTTCTAACGTCAGCGGCAGCGGGCAGCTCAATGTCAGTCCTCCGGGTGGTGTCACAAGTCGCTTACCGCAGGCCAACCACGATGCAACGGTAATTACATCGGCCGTTTCAGGCTTTCAAGCTAACGTCGTGGTTGATTCTGCAATGTCATTTGGTAACACGTATTGGAACATTCCCTACCCAGCAGTTACCGGCATGATTTTTATCGCCAATGGCACAGGGCCAGATGGAAACGGTGCAATTAACATTACCCCATTTGGAAGCGGAGCCTGGGTCTACTACGGAACAAAATGTCCCGTTGTAAGCGGAAGCGTCTATACCTTTTCCTACTTTATCAAGTCTAACGCCAGCTCGGTCTCCAATGGAATTTTTGTACTAGATGGAACCAATGGGTTCGGACAGCAATACGTAGCCGTTAATTCGGGCGCGGGTGGCACTGGTGGGTCTTGGAATAGGTACAGCTTTAGTTTTACACCTCTAAGCAACAGCGTACAGGTTGCTCTTAATAACAACGGTGCCATTTTTACAAGTGGCTCAACTATATTTGCCTGTCCGCAGATCGAAGCGGGATCAGTCGCGACCGGGTATCGCCTCGGTCCGGTGGCATCTCCTTCGACAAACACTCTTGCCTACTTGGCGCATGACCTTTCAGTAAAGACCACTCTCTCCAGCGCTAGCGGCAGTGATGGTCTGTACATGAATCCGAACCAGGTTAGTTCGCGTCACGTTATAACTGGAGCCATCCAGGCACAGCACATTCTGGGCGGCACTCCCGGTGACGTATCTAACGTCATGTCCGGATCGGCCCTCTTGATGAGTCGGCACGCGACGCCGGTCACGACCGTAATCGCAACGAGCACTGGATCTGATGGACTCTACTTGAACCCGAATCAGGTCTCTTCTCGTCACGTTGTTACTGGTTCGCTCCAGGTACAGCACCTCAGTGGTGGTACTGTAGGTGATAGCACGGCCGTCATGGCCGGCTCTGCGCTACTGCACTCCCGTCACTCTCCTGCTGTCCAGACAGTTATTGCGTCCGGGGGTACTTATAACGCGGGGCTGCCGAGTACCGGCACGATTCTTCCCTATGTCAATCACCCCGCTCAGATCACGACGGTCATCGCTACCTCGACAGGAGCAGATGGTCTCTTCTTAAACCCGAATCAGGTCTCGAGCCGACATGTTGTAACGGGCTCCCTACAAGGGCAGCATCTCGCCGGTGGCACCGCGGGAGACACATCGAACCTGATGGATGGAGCCCAGCGCTTCAATCACGTTCGCATGTCATCCGGGGTTCAGATGGTCATCAGCTCTGGTGGGGCCCTGCTGATCTCGAACTTCCCCAACGGCGTCCTGAATGCCAGCGGCGCTCTCTCGGGCACCGACGGCGTCCAGGCGGTCACTACCTATCTGACTTCTTTGGGAACAATTCTTAACTCCCAGATGTCGATCGCCAAGGGCGTCTCAGGTGATCTCGCAGGCATCATGATCGGAGCCACCGGAGCCGGCTATCGCCTCGCGCTCGACGGCACGGGCAACGTCCGGGTTCAGACATTGATCGCCGGCGCAAGCGCCTCGGTTGCCGGCTTCGCAGGGGCAACCAAGACCAACGACACGGGATACCACCGGTACACCCTGATCGTTGCTGTGGGTTCTGGGTCGAACACAGTCGAAGCGATCATCGACGGAACCAACTACGGTATCCTAACCGATACGACCGTGACCCTGGGTGCAAGCGCCGGGACGACGAGTTACACCGGCGTCTCGGGTCTCTTAAACTTCTTCCAGTACACCTCCTCACCACAGCCCTATACTGCCCAGCACCTCTCGATCCGGTCGACCGTCAGCCCAACCAGCGGTGCGGAGGGATCTTACGTGCAGCCGGGGGTCATATCAGGTCGTCACCTGGTCGGCGGCGCCGGAAGCGACACGGGGGCGCTCTTAGGCAGCGGCACGCTGCTCTATACCCGTCATGTCCCCTCAGTGACGGCGACGATCGCGGCGGCCTCAGGCACCGATGGATCCTTCGTCCAACCGGGGGTTATCACCGGCCGTCACCTCGTGGGAGGACAGACGTCTGACACCGGAGCCTTGTTGGGTTCTGGCACGGTTCTTTATACCCGTCACGCACTACCGCTCACGAGCGTGATCGCTGCGACCACGGGAGTTGACGGGCTCTACTTGAGCGCCAACCAAGTAAGCAGCCGGCATGTCGTTACAGGAGCAATCCAAGGCCAGCACATCGTCGGTGGTACGCCTGGCGATACGACCGCGGTCATGTCTGGATCGGCTCTGCTTCACAGCCGTCACTCGCCGGGTGTTCAAACGGTCATTGCCTCGGGCGGTAGCTTCAATGCTGGTCTTCCGACGACCGGAACGATCCTGCCGCTGGTCAACCACCCGGTTCAGATCACTACGGTCATCTCTGCCACAACAGGAGCCGAAGGCCTGTATCTAGCCTCTGGTCAGGTTAGCTCGCGGCATGTCGTAAACAACACGATCCAAGCACAGCACATCGTCGGCGGAACCCCCGGCGACACCTCAAACGTAATGTCTGGTTCAGCGCTGCTCATGAGCCGACATGCTGCACCAGTTACCACGGTGATTGCATCGACAACAGGCAGTGATGGTCTATTCCTAAACCCCAGTCAGGTTTCGTCTCGTCATGTTGTCACGGGGGCCATCCAGGCCCAGCATCTTACAGGTGGTACGCCAGGCGACGTATCGCCTCTACTGGCAGGTGCCGGCCTCGTCTACACCAGGCATGCCTCTGGCGTTATCGCAACAGTCGCTGGCGTTTCTGGAACGGATGGCTCATACCTCAATCCAGGTGTCGTTAGCGGACGGCACCTATCTGGCGGAGCAGTAACCGACACTACGGCACTGATGTCCAGTGGCACAAACACGCTACTGATGACTCGTCACGCCACTCCAGTCACGACGGTTATCGCTTCTACTACCGGTACAGATGGCCTATATCTCAATCCAAATCAGGTTTCTACTCGGCATGTAGTAACCGGGTCAATTAACGTTCAACACCTCAACGGTGGATTGAACACAGATACGTCTGCTGTTATGAGTGGATCGGCCTTGCTTCACTCGAGACACTCGCCAGGCGTTCAAGCCGTTATCGTTTCCAGTGGAACCTTCAACGCTAACCTTCCGACAACTGGAACAATCCTTCCACTGGCAAACCACGCAGGGCAGGTTACGACAGTCATTGGTGCAGCTACCGGCGCAGATGGTCTATACCTGGCGCCAGGGCAGGTTGCTAGCCGTCATGTCGTAACTGGAACGATCCAAGCACAGCACTTGACCGGTGGAACGCCGGGCGATACAGCAACAATGATGTCTGGGTCTGGTCTTGCTTATGGGCGGCATGCCTCCGGGGTCATGACCGTTATCACCGCCAGCGGTACGTTCAATGCCGCTCTGCCCACATCAGGCACCATCTTACCGATCACCAGCCATGCCGCACAAGTCACCACGGTAATTGCTGCCACAACTGGCTCAGATGGTTTGTACTTGAACCCGAATCAGGTTTCAAGTCGTCACGTTGTCACAGGTTCCCTCCAGGGACAGCACCTCAGCGGTGGCACCGCCGGAGACACGACCAATCTGATGGACGGGTCCCAGCGATTCAATCATGCACGCATGTCTGCTGGAGTTCAAACTGTTATCAGCTCGGGTGGCCTGCTTCTAATCTCAAACTTCCCCAACGGTACTCTCAATGCCAGCGGAGCCCTATCGGGTACCAACGGAATCCAAGCAGCAACGACATACCTGACCGCCGGTGCTCTTCTTAACTCCAAGATGTCCATCGCCAAAGGCGTTTCTGGAGATCTTGCTGGTGTCATGATCGGCACAGCTAGCGGCGGGTATCGCATTGCCCTAGATGGCACTGGTAACGTTCGACTTCAGACGTTCGTAGCCGGATCAAGCGGAACGGTCTCTGGCTTTGCCGGCGCGACAAAGACCAACGATACCGGTTATCACAGCTATAACCTGATTGTTGGGGTTGGAGCCGGATCAAACACCGTCGAGGCCCTCATCGATGGTGTCAATTATGGTGTCTTCACCGACAGTACTGTAACTCTCTTGAGTCCCTGTGGAACTACTAGCTACACGGGAGTTTCCGGGCTTCTCAACTTCTTCCAGTACACCGCTTCACCGGAGTCCTATAGCTCTCAGCACGCTTCGATAAAATCCACCGTTGCCGCGACGACGGGTGGTGATGGGTCGTTCGTTCAACCCGGCGTGATCAGTGGTAGGCACCTATCAGGAGGAGCCACAAGCGACACAAACCCACTTATGGCAAGTGGCTCCAATACCCTACTTTACACTAGGCATGCCGCCGGGGTTACCACGGTCATCGCATCTGGTGGTACGTTTAACGCCGGCCTGCCAACTGCAGCTACGCTCCTGCCGATTGCCAACCATGCTCTGCAGGTTACTACGGTCATCGCTGCCGCGACTGGGTCCGACGGACTATACCTGAATCCAAATCAAGTATCGAGCCGTCACGTCGTGACCGGAACGATCAACGTCCAGCATTTGAACGGCGGACTCAATACAGACACATCGGCTGTTATGTCCGGCTCGGCGTTGCTCCACTCTCGTCACTCACCGGGTGTTCAAGCGGTTATCGTTTCCGGTGGTACGTTCAATGCCAATCTTCCAACAACCGGGACAATTCTACCGTATGTAGCCCACGCGGCGCAGATCACAACAGTTGTTGCTTCGACAACTGGCTCTGATGGACTGTACATGAACCCTGGCCAGGTCTCAACCCGTCACGTCGTCACCGGTGCTATAAATGTTCAACACCTCAATGGCGGATTGAATACTGATAGTTCTGCTGTAATGTCTGGATCTGCATTACTTCACTCAAGACATTCGCCTGGCGTCCAAGCAGTTATCGCTTCCGGCGGTACATTCAATGCGGGTCTACCTACGGGTGGGACAATCCTGCCGTATGTTGCTCACGCTACGCAAGTCACGACGGTTGTTGCTTCGACAACTGGCTCTGATGGGCTATACCTCAATCCCAACCAGGTCTCGAGTCGGCACGTAGTTACGGGCACGATTCAAGCCCAGCATCTTACCGGGGGAACTGCAGGCGACACGACCAACCTTATGGATGGGTCACAACGCCTGAATCACGCCCGCATGTCTGCCGGTGTTCAGGCCGTTATTAGCTCCGGTGGCCTGCTCTTGATCTCCAACTTCCCAAGCGGTACTCTCAATGCGAGCGGCGCGCTTTCAGGAACCAACGGCATTCAAGCCGCCACAACCTTCTTAACGACGGGGTCTATTCTTAACTCCCAGATGTCGATAGCAAAGGGTGCCACTGCTGATCTTGCCGGTGTCATGATCGGTACGTTAAGCAACGGATACCGTGTTGCACTCGACGGAACTGGCAATATCCGCATCCAGACATTCCTGGCGGGAGCTAGCGGAACGGTTTCAGGTTTCGCTGGAGCTACAAAGACAAACGATACTGGATATCATAGCTACAACCTTATCATCGGAGTCGGTATCGGTTCTAATACCGTTGAGGCAATCGTAGATGGGGTTAACTATGGGCTCTTTACCGATACAACGGTTGTTCTCGCAAGTCCTGCTGGAACGACCAGCTACACAGGCGTCTCAGGACTCCTAAATTTCTTCAACTACTCCTCTTCACCGCAACCGTATAGCTCTCAGCATATTTCAGTTAAAGCAACAGTTGCCTCAGTGCCGGCAACTGGAGATGGATCTTACGTTCAGCCTGGAGTGATTTCAGGCAGGCATCTGTCAGGAGCTGCACCAACTGACACCAGTCCTCTCATGGCAAGCGGAACCAATACACTACTCTATTCTCGGCACGCCGCTGGTGTAACGACGGTTATCGCCTCCGGTGGAACTTTCAATGCCAGCCTTCCGACGGGTGGAACGATCCTCCCGATGACCAGCCATGCTACTCCGGTAACCACAACAATAGCTTCTACTACCGGATCGGATGGCCTATACCTTAACTCTAATCAGGTTTCAAGCCGACACATTGTTACTGGAACCATTCAGGCACAGCACCTTGTCGGCGGTACCGTAGGTGACACAACGGCGGTTATGAATGGGGGCACCCTAAAGTACTCCCGTCATGACACAAGTGTAACGACGGTCATTGCATCCGGTGGAACGTTCAACGCCAGTCTTCCAACTGGCGGAACGATCCTCCCGATGACCAGTCACGCAGCTCCCGTAACGACAGTCATCGCATCTTCGACTGGTGTCGACGGCTTATACCTAAATCCGAACCAGGTTTCTACTAGACATGTGGTCACCGGAGCGATCAACGTCCAGCACCTAAACGGCGGGCTAAACACCGACACTTCAGCTGTTATGTCCGGATCTGCGCTGCTTCACAGCAGACATTCACCTGGTGTACAGGCAGTTATTGTCTCCGGCGGTACGTTCAATGCAAACTTGCCTACAACTGGTACTATTCTCCCGCTAGCTAATCACTTCTCGACAGTTGTAGCAACGGCCGCCTCCCAGCTAAACCTAATCCCAGACTCAGATAACATCTTTGGGGGCGGACCTTATGCCTACTGGAATAACCCTCCTGCGCACTTTTACTGGAGCCCTTTCTATGGTTTCCAGAGCGTTTATCTAAATGTTCCTACCGGTGGGACAAGCGGGGCCATTTTCTATACCCTATCCAATGCTCCATATATCACAGTAGGGCCATACAATAACTATACACTCTCCTGTGTTGCTAATACGACCACTGCTTCATCTACTGGATCAAGTATTGCCTTAATCGCTCAACTTTCTAGTGGATTTGAGCTTGCCAGAATAACTGTTCCTGCTGGCGTCAATTTTGTTAAATACTCAACCACATTTAATGTTGGATCTGGCAGCGCAGTTAAGCTTATCATGGCTGCTTCTGGCGCAGCTTCTGATTTTAATGCCAATCTCTTCTTTTCACAGATGCAGCTTGAATTAGGATCTGTTGCATCCGGTTACAAGCCCAACATTGGGCTACAGGGAACAAACTCTGGTCTGTTACACGGAGCAATGTCAGTTCAAACATCAACTGTTATCGGGGGATCAACCGGAAGTGAAGGCCTATATCTAAACTCTAATCAAATTTCTTCTCGACATGTTGTTACCGGAGCTATCAATGTTCAACACCTGAACGGCGGTTTGAACACGGACAACACAGCATTTATGAGCGGTGCGCAGATACTCATGACTCGTCATGCTGCACCAGTTACTACGGTGATTGCCTCCACAACTGGCAGCGATGGACTTTATTTGAACGCTAACCAAGTTAGTAGTCGACATGTTGTCACGGGAACTATAAACGTTCAACATCTTAATGGAGGACTTAACACCGATACAAGTGCCTTCATGTCCGGAGCTTTGCTTCTACATACGCGGCACTCCTTACAGGTAACCACTGTTATTGCTACGGCGACAGGATCAGATGGACTCTACCTCAATCCAAACCAAGTCAGTTCACGTCACGTTGTAACCGGGACTATAAATGTCCAACACCTTAATGGGGGACTGAACACAGACACCTCTGCATTTATGAGTGGAGCTCTACTTCTCCATACTCGCCACTCATTACCGGTCACAACTGTAGTCGCCTCAGGTACGGGCATTGATGGACTATACCTCAATGCAAATCAAGTCTCGAGTCGTCATGTAGTAACAGGCGCCATTCAAGCGCAGCATCTTATTGGTGGCACTCCTGGTGACGTTACAAATGTCATGTCGGGATCTGCACTACTTCACAGCAGGCATTCGCCTGGTGTTCAGGCGGTTATCGTATCCGGAGGTACGTTCAATGCTAACCTTCCGACCAGCGGAACGATACTTCCATATGCAACTCATGCTCTTCCGGTCACTACCGTTGTGGCCTCAACGACCGGTTCTGATGGCTTATACCTAAATCCAAACCAAGTCTCGAGTCGACACGTTGTTACCGGAAGCCTTCAGGTCAAGCATCTCAGCGGCGGAACCAATAGTGATGCCGGCTCCCTGATGAACGGCGGAACCGTTGCTTATAGCCGACACGACACAAGTGTGACGACGGTCATCGCCTCGGGTGGCACATACAATACCGCTCTAGCCACTGCGGGAACCAATCTCCCCTTTGCTAATCACGCCATCGTTGCGCAACAGCGCCATACGGTCATGGGTCAGTGCTTGGGATCTCCGCCCAGTGTTACTTCTGGCACTCTGACTTTCGGAAGCTCTGGTCTGCTCTTAGTAAGAGGCAGCGGTACAACGACAGGACCAGCATACACTTGCGTTATTCAGCCTACCACCTCTATCTTTGTAGAAGCATTGCCAGGATATCCAGGTGCTAACTATGGCGTCTTCGCTCCGTGGACCGCCGGTACGAGTGTAACTGGCTCGATACCACTCGCTATCGCCTTCACCGCTACCGGTGCAGCGGGAACAGGCTACAATGCTACCAGCCAGTCTGCCAACTATGAGTTGCTCGGCGTCATAGCGTACGCCGGCATCGGAGCAATTCCGATTCAGTATGTGCCCTCCATCCCCTTCATACAGTCGATGGAGGGACTTTACGACTGGGCCTATGGAGAATATCCAAGCAATGGCAATATACCCGTATACAGCGGGTCATACCCTAGCGGATCTTGGGGAGCTGGAACTGTTACTTCTGCCCTAAGCGGTGGCACTATTCCAGGTAGCCTATCTATCAACGGCAACCTATCGGTAACTGGAACGATTACCTCAACCAACTCGTTCGTTGCAGGGTCGAGTACCTATGGGGCACTACAGACTCAACTATACTGTGGATCATTGGGAGCGACAGCGAACAACAACCTAGGACAAAGCTTCAATATCTACGGAGGATCGGCAAACAACGATTCTCTGAACATGACAATGTACCGTCAAGTCGGTGGAACATCGTGGACCACAGCGGCTTGGCGCATATACCACAACGTAGACTCCACGGCGATGCAGTTCATCGACTTTGAAAACAGTAGCGATATTGCTTTTGGTACCGGAGTCATTGGAAGCAGCACGTCGTGGGGCAAAATCAATGGCTCGGGATACCAAATCGGATCCTCTAGCTATGGCTCTACGTCAGCGGTTGTCAATGGAACGATCAGCGGTATCGGTATCAGCGATACTGGCACGTCTACGTTAAACGCTGTCAATTTCAACACCTCAGGTACTGTCTATCAGATCAATCAAACCGGAACGGGTTTGCATATTGGGCCAGTTGGGTCAAACTCGGGTCCGATCGACTTCTACACTCTAGGACAGTCGAATTCAGCACAAGCTGTTCTTAGTGTTTCTGGCAATTTTTCGATTCAAGGACAGTTCAATGGATCCGGTGCTGGTTTAACCAATGCTACCGTCCCCAACGCCGCTTTGGTAACGACGCCTCTCACGGGACTGACTTCATCGTCGAACATCAACGTCGGCACGGGCACGACTCCAAGCGTAACTTTAGCCAATGCGGTAACGATCAGCGCGAACATGACCGCCGCCGGGTTCTTCACCGGAGGTGGAAATAGCGCCTATGGCGATTCAGGCGTCGTGTTCGCGAGCGGTAATTATGTCAATTTTTCCAACGCGGGAACGACCCAACAGATCAAACAGAGCGGCACGGGGCTGCACATCGGTACTATCGGGACCGCTACTGGTGCGATCTCTTTCTACACAAACGGTCAGAGTAACGCTGCCACGGTTATTTTCGATACCTCTGGAAACGCTACTGGAAACTCTTTCGCTGCTGGGTCAAGCACCTACGGAGCAACCAGCGCCTTTGTAAACGGCACGTTGTCAGTTACCGGGACGATTACAGCAACAGGATCGATAACAGGATCATCCTACATTGCCGGCTCGAGTACCTATGGGGCAACATCGGCAAGCGTCAATGGAAATCTCTCAGCAACTGGAACTCTCAACGTAACCGGAGCTGTTACATTGGGAACGCCGCTAGGCATCACTAGTGGCGGCACCGGTGGATCGATTGGGCCTGGATCAGCATTGATAGCAGATACTGGCGCAATCAACACAACGGATACAATCTTACTTACCAACCCTATTGGATCGGCCTCGCTTGCTGCTGGAACAACGTTCACGATCAAGCTTCAAGGCACTTGTACGAGTAGTGCCGCCAACACAAGTACCTTCACCGTCCGGTTTGGAAGTGGTGGTAACACCAGCGATACAACAATCTCAACGTTTACTCTGAATGCGTCTGCAAGCGGTTCGGCGACACCATTCGATGCGGAGATTATGATCACGATTCGTACGATTGGCAGTGGGACCTCAGCCACAAATTACGCTATGCTACGAGTTACCAATAATCTTAGTGACATCGGCATTATTTCTGCTGTTGGCAACGTCGTCATCGGAACTGCATCAGGATTCAACTCAACTATATCTTCGGGTATCCTGAGCGTGTCCTACAAGACTTCGGCAAGCACCACCAGTACAAATTTCCACAACGGAATCATTCTCTGCTCACACTACTAAGCTCTAAGATAAGTGATATACAAGACCCCTTTCTGGTACTATAGAAGGGCCAGAAGACAAAACTTTCTTTTGGAGATCTAATGGACAATACACTCACCCAGTCCGATTATAACGTTCTGATTTTGGCTATGAACTACCGCCTGACGCTCCTTCAGAATACCG